CGCTGAAACCTAACGTATCTTGGGTGGTCTAAATGGATGACGGACGATTAAAGGCGATTCTCCAAGGTGAGATTGATAACGCGATAGGTTTCTTGGAGACCGAGACGGTCGAGCAACGTAAGAACGCGCTCACGGCCTACATGCGAGATCCTTATGGGAACGAGGTCGAGGGTCGCAGCCAGATCGTAACCGGAGAGGTTGCAGAAGCTATCGACGGGATGCTTCCGCCTCTCATGCGTTTGTTTACGTCTGCTGACCAGATCGGTGTATTCGAGCCTGTAGGCCCAGGCGATGAGCCTATGGCAATGCAAGCTACCGAGTATTGCAACTGGGTGCTGATGAAGCAGAACCCTGGCATCTCGATCATGCACGACTGGTTTAAGGACGCGATCCTTCAGAAGGTCGGCGTTATCAAAGCCTACTGGGACGACTCGATTTCAGTCACTAAGGAACAGTACGCGAACCTGACGGACGATGAGTTAGCTATGGTCATGTCCGACGGGACGATGGAGATCGCTGCGCAAGAGACGATTGAGCAGGACATGGACGGTCAAGTCATGCGTGTTCATAACGTCGCGCTCATGAAGAAAACCAAGGCCGGAAAGATCAAGGTCGAGAACGTGCCTCCAGAGGAGTTCCTGGTCTCCAAGGCGGGAAAGACCGTAAGGGATACGCCCTTTGTTGCACACAGGAAACTCATCACAAGGTCTGATCTTGTTGCAATGGGGTTTGATCCTGAAATCGTGATGAACCTTCCGGTTTACAACGACTTGGAGTTTTCCGCTGAGTACATTGCAAGATACAACCGAGACGAACAGCCTTACATGGAGCCAAGTCTCGATAAGTCCATGCAGACGGTTGAGGTTTTCGAGTGCTACCTAAAGACTGACTATGACGGAGACGGTATTGCAGAACTTAGACGGGTGCATTTTTCTGGGAATGAAATCCTAAGCAACGAGGAAACCGACTATGTTCCGTTTTACTCCATCTGTCCTATTCCGATTCCTCACAGGTTCTTTGGGGATTGCCCTGCTGATCGTACAGTTGATCTCCAGCTTATCAAGACTACTGTAACGAGGCAGATGCTTGATAATCTGTACCTTCAGAACAATACCCGCATGGGTGCTGTTGAAGGTCAGGTCAACCTCGATGACCTCTTAAGCGTTACACCTGGAGGTGTGGTGAGGATGAAGAACCCTGCTGCACTGGTTCCGATCACGACACCTCCTGTCGGTCAGCAAGCCTTCCCTCTTTTAGAGTACCTCGATCAGGTTCAGGCTAAACGCACAGGCGTTACAGAAGCCTCTCAAGGTCTTGACCCTAACATCCTACAGAACGTGACTGCTGCGGCCATAGCGGCCCTTACGCAAGCCTCACAAGGCAAGATCGAACTCATCGCTAGGATCTTTGCAGAAACAGGCGTAAAAGACTTATTCAAAGGACTCTTACACCTCTTATGCAAGTACCAGGACAAAGCAGTTTTGATTCGGATGCGTGGGCAGTACATTCAGTACGACCCGAGAGAGTGGTCGAACCAGTACGATGTGTCAGTGAATGTCGGACTTGGCACTGGGAGCATGGAGCAAAAGATGGCAATGCTCTCAATGGTTCTGTCCAAGCAAGAGCAGATCATTCAAGCGTACGGCCCGAACAATCCTTTAGTGAGTGTCTCGCAGTACAGATCAGTCTTAGGGAAACTTATTGAGGCAGCAGGGTTCCCAGATTCAGCAGAGTTCTTTAAGCCTGTAGGCCCAGAAGTTGATGCTGCACTTGCACAACCTCAACAACAACAAGGCCCAGACCCTGCTATTCAAATGATGATGGCGCAGGCTCAGGCAGATATTGAAATCAAGCGTCAAAAGGCAATGGCCGATATTCAGCTTGCAAGAGAGAAGGCTTTAGCCGAGCTAGAACTCAAGCGTATGGAGTTCGAGGCAGAAGCGCAGATGAAAGCGATGAAGGTCGGGGCGGGTATAACTGGCAACGTCGAGATACCAGGGTAAATCATGGCTACATACAACGGATATACAACCGATCAGCTTAGGGCGTTTGTCGATCAGTACTTCTCAAACCCTAACAGCGCAGACGTTCAGTACCTTCTCAATCAAGGTCTAATCTCCAACACAAACCCCGACACCCTTTTGTACTTTGGCCTAACAAACATGTTAGGTTTTAGTCCTGATGTGGCTAGGTCTGCCGTGTCGGATGTTTTTGCTCCAGCACCGCAAGAAGAACCACCACCGTCTTACGAACCACCACCGTCTTACGAGCCTCCGTACGAGCCACCACCTGTTTATCAACCTCCTCCAGTTTATACGGCAACAGATGGCACTACGTTCAGCAGTGAAGCAGAAAAGAACAACTATCAATCAGCAATAAACGCACAGCAGAAGCTACGCACAGACGCGCAAGCCATTGGGGTTAATTTGCCTTCTTCGTGGTTTGTGATGACACCTCAGCAACAGTTTGATTGGTACGTTTCGAACAAGTTTGGAAGCGACAAGCTCAAGGCTTTGGGTGTAACCGACGCTAATCTGCTGAAGGCTGTTGATGACGCAATCAAGCCGGTTACCATAACGGATGTCGTTAATACGATTTCACAGCCAGTCAATCAGACAACAAATAATCAGACGGTAGATCAGACAGTAAACCAACAAGTCAACCAGGGAACTACAACCGTGACTGCTCCAACTCTACAGTCCTGGCAGAAGTTAGATGCCTCTGGGAACATCGTAAACAAAACGATGGGTGATTACACGTTTACAGAGATGGTTCCGTTTGCTCAGAACCTGATCTCGCAGCAGCAAGCGGCTGGTAAGTATTTAACGCCAGATGAGTTCAGAGTGTTTGCAGGACAACAAGGCGTACCTGATAGCCAAATGGCTGCATTGGTTGCAAGCCTTAACTTTCCAAAGGCTCCGGTTGTACAACAACCCGTAGTCAATCAGCCTGTAAACAATACAAAGCCTTTATCTGCGTACACAAGCGCAGAAATGATTCCGTACATACAAAATCTATTTAAGGACAATCCAAACGTATCGGCGCAGATGATTAGGCAGTACGCAATGTCGCAGAATGTGCCTGCTAGCGTGATTGATACTGCTTTAAGTGGCGTTCAGATACCTACTGCTAACTTTGTGCCGTTTACTGTTGGCGGCGGTAATACATCCTTAAAGACACCAACCAATGACTTCTTCTACGGTGCTGGCCCAACACAGCAAGCCCCGTTTATGTTTAAGTCAGGGGCAGCGGGATATACACGTTTGCTCCCTCAGTCCTTAGAGTTTGGCGTTCCTGCTGTCACCGGAACTAAGCCATTATTCCAGCCTGGGATCTTTGATAAGACTGCGCTGCAACAAACCTATGAAACGCAGACTAAAGAAACGTATGGTGGCGAACCAGTTCAAGAAACGGGTGCGTGGAATGGCGGCAAGATTACCAAGGACAATATCGCTTACGAGAAAGGCGGGAAAGTTAAGGGTTTACTTGGGCCAAATCCAAGCAATCCTGACGACGGATACGGAAGCCTGCAAGTAGGTGAGTACGTTATCCGTAAGAAGGCTGTCAATAAGTACGGCGAGGATTTCTTAGAGGCTCTCAACGAGTCACGAATCCCTAAAAAGAAGGCCAAAGGACTTTTATGACCCAACGATGGGAACGAGCAAAGGCTTTACTTGGCGATGAGTTTCTGAACGAAATCTTCGCTGAGTTGGAAAAAGACAACATCGAGCGTATTATCAATAGTCATCAGGACGACATTGAGCTTCGCGAGGACTGTTACCTCATGATTAGCGCAGTGCGTCAGGTGAAAGCGCGTCTTGAGTCCGTTGCCGCCGAAGGCGAGATGAACAAGAGACGATTCAAACTTTTTAAGTAGAGGTTAGTTTATGGAAAGCAGCAACCCGCAAGGGACTAGCTTGACAGTGGGACAGGCGGCAAATGCGTTTCTTGGGATGATGGATGGTGGTGGGACTCCAGCGGAGCAACCAGAACCCCAGTCAGAAGAACAGGAAATTGCTGTCAGTGAATCTGAGTCCGAGGAAGCAGTAGAGGATGCTCAAGAGGAGGAACAGCGTTTTGTGGTGAAAGCCGCAGGTGAAGAACGCGAGGTGACCCTCCAAGAGTTGATCGAAGGCTACCAAAAGGGTACGGATTACCATAAGAAAACTAACGCGCTTGCAGAACAGCGTAAAGCAGTCGAGGCAGAGAAAGCCGCTGTCGAGCAAGCAAAGCAGGCACGAGATGCCTACGCCGAGCGGCTGAAGGTGATGGATCAGTTCCTAAGCCAGCAGATGCAAGGTGAGGATATTGAGAGTTTGAAAGAGACCGATCCGATAGCTTATGCGGTGAAGGTCGCGGAAATGACTCGCCAAGAAAAGCAACTCCAGCAGTTGAGAGCCGAGCAGCAACGCATTGCCAGAGAGCAACAAGCCGAGCAAGAGGTTCATATGGAGAGGCGGATTGCGGAAGAGGCGCAGAAGGTTGCAAGTGCAATCCCAGACTACGCCGATCCGAAGAAGGGTGAGAAAGTCCGTAGTGATTTAAGGGCGTTTGCAAAGAGCATTGGTTACTCTGATGCAGAACTTGCAAGTGCGACTGACTCTCGTGCCGTGGTGACGTTATGGATGGCCGCGCAGTATCAGAAGTTGCAACAAAGTAAGCCTGGGGTAACCAAAAAGGTTACGGAGGCTCCGAAGTTGCTAAAGCCTGGGACTGCCACAGGTAAGACCATTCAGTCAGAAGCAGCAAAACAGGACTTTGCGCGTCTCAAAAAGACAGGTAGTCGACAGGACGCTGCAAGGGTTTTTGAAAGATTCTTGTAATTAGGAGTTAAAAATGACTGTTCCTTCAGGTACATTCCAGACCTTTACCGCTATCGGTCAGCGTGAAGATCTAACCGATGTTATCTACAACATCAGCCCGACCGAGACCCCTATCCTTTCGTCGCTTGCTCGCACGAAAGCTACCGCTGTCTACCACGAGTGGCAGACGGATACCCTGGCGGCAGCAACCACCAACAACGCACAGGTTGAAGGTGACGACGCTACAGCGGCAACCATCAGCCCAACGACCCGTCTCGGTAACTACACTCAGATTGTTTCCAAGACGATCCAGGTGTCAGGAACGATGATGGCCGTTGATCTTGCAGGCCGTCGCGCTGAGAAGGCTTATCAGCTTTCCAAGGCTTCGCAAGAACTCAAGCGTGACCAAGAGACGATCATTTCTGCTAACCAAGGACGTAGCGCAGGTAACTCGTCCACGGCTCGCAAGATGGGTTCGCTTTTGTCTTGGCTTAAGACCAACTCGAACTACAACACCAGTGACGGTGCTAACCCCACCACCATCGGTGTTTCGACTCGCTCGGATGGCACGACTCGCACCTTCACCGAGGCAATCCTCAAGGATGGCGTGCAGCAGGTTTACACCTCTGGCGGCAGCCCCAAGATCCTCGTGGTCGGCCCTGCACTCAAGCAGACCGTTTCGGCCTTTGCTGGTATCGCAGCACAACGCTACATGGCTCCTTCTGACGCACCGACGACCATCATCGGCGCAGCAGATGTGTACCTGAGCGACTTCGGTTCGATCTCTGTAGTTCCAGATCGTTTCGTTCGCAGCCGTGATGCGTTCATCCTTGATCCTGAGTATGCAGCGATTGGTTATCTGCGTCCCTTCCAGACCAACGAGCTCGCCAAAACTGGTGACTCGGAGAAAACTCAGATCCTTGCTGAGTTCACGATGGAGATGCGTAACGAGGCTGCCCACGGTATCTTGGCTGACCTCAAGACAGCGTAACAAAAACTGTGGTAAAAAAGAGGGAGGCGTAACAACCTCCCTTTTTTTATGCTCAAAACTAAATTTCACGTTGCAGACGATCAGTATGTCTTTGAGCGAACTCAAGACATCACGGATATTGTCGAGCAGAACAAAGCACTCTATAACGCGACAGACGAGCGTGAGCGATGGGGTGAGTGGACACGTTACGCGCAACTACCTTTCGCGGTGGTTGACGACTTAAACAAACAAGGGATCATGCGAGGCTTTGCTATCGCAGACGAGAAGAAATTCAGGGCGTGGATGAACGACCCAGAGAACAGACACTTTAGAACTAGACCAGGGAAAGTATGAAGATAGCCTTTTGTGTCCCATGTCGGGACACGATGATGACGGGGACTGCCTTCGACATGGCTCGACTGGCAGCATATGACGGGGCCAATAGATGCGCGTTAACGGGAGGTTCGTTCCTCTTGTATACCGCACCAGGCACTCTCATATTCAGTCAGAGAGAGTCATTAGCCAAGGAAGCGTTAGCCGATGGTGCTGAGTACATCCTTTGGGTGGACTCGGACATGAGATTCCCCAAGAACACGTTAGAGAGACTGCTAGCCCACGGCGAAAAGATTGTCGGGGTCAATGCTGTCACAAGACGAAAGCCCGTTCTACCAACAGCGATTAACTTTCACCAAGATAAAGAGATCTTTGAGAAGATCGAGAGTCGAGGCAAGAAGGGCATCGAAGAGGTGACTGCTGTAGGCTTTGGGGTTGTCTTGACCCACAAGTCTGTGTTTGAGGCTATGCCGCAACCGTGGTTTGATGTAGTATGGGGGGCGGGTGGTCTAATTGGCGAAGATGTGCATTTTTGCGTGAAAGCCTTAGATCATGGGATAAAGACTTTCGTGGATCACGAATTGAGCCTCGAGATAGGACACATCGGGACGCACGAATACCGGTGGAGCGATGTCGAATATGGCCCTAAGCACCTACAGCGAACTACAGACGACCATAGCTAATTATCTCTCACGAGATGATCTTACTTCCGCGATCCCTGACTTCATCCAACTCGCAGAGATTCGACTCCGTAGAGATCTACGCCTGCGCGAAATGCTTACGCAAGCATCGATCACGGCGACAGGTGGAGTCTCGACAATTAGCCTCCCTAGCGACTTCCTGCAAGCAAGGGATGTGTACGTTGACTCTGACCCCGATTTCCCAGTTACGTTCGCAACGCCGAGCATCTTTATTCGGAACGGTCGGACGAACCAAAGTGGTGTACCAGCTTTCTACACGATCATCGGGTCATCGATTCAGTTTGCCCCAATTCCTGACAGCAATTACGACATCAAGATTCTCTACTACGCAGCCCCTGCGTTTTTATCTACGGCAGCCCCGACAAATCTCTGGATTACGACCTGTCCGGATGCACTCCTCTACGGGTCATTGGGCGAGGCTGAACCTTATCTCATGAACGATCCCAGGCTACAGACCTGGGGTGCGCTTTATGATCGTGCGATTGCTGCATTAACCCGATCCGACGAAGAGAGTCAGTATTCGGGTGTGCCTCTAGCCATGACACTTGCCAAGCGATGAGAATTAACTTTGGTGAGTGGTTGCCGGATCAACCAGGGGTAGCAGGAGCCCTTGTTGATGCCAAGAACGTCATACCCCAACAGGTAGGTTATGGCCCTCTATCTTCGCCTAGTGAGTGGAGCAATGCGGCTTCAGAAACGCTTAATTCGGTTGCTGCTGCGGCTGCTCCGGACGAGGCGGTAACGGTCTTTGCTGGCGGTGATACAAAACTCTTTAAGCTAGGCACGAACCTAAACCTTACTGATGTCTCGCAGTCTGGAGGGTATACAACGCCTTCGGATCAGAAGTGGCGTTTTACTCAGTTTGGTAATCGAGTGATTGCGGCTAATGGAGGTAATCGACTCCAGGGTTATCTCATGGGTTCGTCTACCCTATTTGCAGACCTTGGTGCTGCTGCGCCTAAGTCTAGGTATGTCACAACGGTCAGGGACTTTGTAGTTGCTGGCTTTAACAACGGTTCAACGGTCTACCCTAATCGCGTGGAATGGTGCGCGTTAGGAGACGAGACAAGTTGGACTCCTGCCGCGACAACACAAGCGGACTATCAGGACATACCTGATGGTGGACACGTCAAGGGTCTAACGGGCGGTGAGTACGGCATTGTGTTCATGGATCGCGCGGTTGTCCGTATGTCCTATGTTGGAAGCCCGCTTGTATTCCAATTCGACACTATTTCGAGGGGTTTGGGCTGCATGGAGCCCAACTCAATCATTCAGTACGCAGGTTCGAGCTTCTTTTTGTCTGACGACGGGTTTTATGTCACGAACGGGCAGGAAGTTAAGTCTATTTCGGTTGAAAAGGTAGATAGGTGGTTCTTTAATAACGTGGACATATCTCAGTTATCCACGATGTCTGCCGCTGTAGACCCGCTTAAGAACCTTGTCATATGGTGTTTCAAGACCGTAGACCAAACGACTGCGCTCTTGATCTACAACTTCAACCTCTCTAAGTGGTCGTACGCTGAGATCAACGCAGATACCATTGCTTCGTCGACAGCAATCACGACGACCTCATCTTCAGGGTTAACCTTAGAGCAGCTAGACTCTTTTGGTGGTCTTGATTCTCTACCAGCAAGCCTTGATTCCTTTGGTTATACGGTGACTTCGACCTTGCTAACAGGGACATTAGGCACAAAGATCATTGCGTTTTCTGGCTCTAACCTAACCGCGAATATCGTTACGCCTGATTTATCTCTGAACGACATGCCTTCAGTGATGACATTGATTCGACCTGTCATTGACGGCGGTACTTGTTCTGTACAGGTCAACTCAAGACGTAGGCTAAACCAACAGACAGACTTTACGGGTTCTACTTACACGAGCAACGACGATAACCGCATCGGATTACGTTCAGCGGGAACTTATCATCGGATTAAAGCAATACCTTCTGGCGTTTGGTCGTCTGCGGTTGGTTTAGATGTAACTATCGTTCCGCAGGGTATGCGATGATCTTCAGGACGCTGCCTCCGTTTGGTGGCGATCAGAGAGCCGTTGCTGAGATTGTCCGTGGCATCATGGACGGCAAGACAAATAACACCGGAACGGTAACGCTCAATACAGGAAATGCCACTACAACCACGATTACAGACGCGAGAATAGGGGTAGAGAGCAAGATTATTCTTATCCCTTACTCTGCTGCTGCCTATGTGAGTGGACTGCCCTACGGCTCTTTTTTCGACGTTAACGACCAAACGGCTGCAAGCACGACAGCATCCTATGCAGTCACGTTTTCCAATACGGATTTGAGCAACAACGTCTACTTATCAAACTCAAGTCGGATTAACGTCAGGGCAGCGGGGAAGTACAACCTTCAGTTTTCTGTGCAGTTTGCAAACGCTGACACGCAGATCCAGGACGCTGACTTGTGGTTGAGAAAAAACGGCACTGACCTTACTAACTCCAATTCTCAGTTCTCGATTCCTAATTCTCACGGCGGAACAGACGGGCACTTGATTGCTGCGCTTAACCTTTTTGTTGATCTCGTGGCCAATGACTATGTTGAACTTGTTTGGGCCGCAACAAGCACACAAGTAAGGCTAGAGTACATAGGGACACAGTCAAGCCCGACAAGACCGGCAACACCGTCGGTTATTCTGACGATGCAACACATCTCTGATGGGCCATTGGTTTACGTTTCAAGCGTAACGAACGGTTCTGCGACTGTTACGCACTATCCTAATTCAACGTCTGATATGACATACGGATATGTGGTGGTCGGATGAATGTGCAATACATCAAACAAGACGAGCTTAGGGGTGTCTGGCAGTACATCAAGCCAGGATTGGAAGTCATCCTTAAGAAAAGCCCAGAATCGTGGATACCTGAGGACATTTACTCGGACTGCTTTACGGGAAGATCACTTCTTTGGGTGTTTGTTGAGGATAACTCTGTTGTGGGCTTTGTTGTTTTGCAGCCTATCGGCGATAATTTGCATATTTGGTGCGCTTATGGCAAGGGAGATAGTCGTGCAGGCTTGGATCATGTTCTCGGCATTGCGAGAAGTGGCGGCGCGAAAACTATCAGCTTTGATTCGTGGCGTAAAGGCTGGGATCGCAAGGCTAAGGCGTTAGGTTTTAGACCCCGTAAGTGGGTGAGAGAGGTTTAACATGGCTGGTGGCTCTACAAACACGGTAACGAGAACCGAACTTGACCCGACAATGCGTCCGTATGTCCAGTATGGACTACAGGAAGCACAAAGGCTCTATCAACAAGGTGCGCCTGAGTTTTACACAGGCCAGACCTATGTAGGCCCGTCTCAGCAGACGCAATCTGCGCTCTCTGCGATGCAAACAAGGGCTATGCAAGGCAACCCACTTGTGCCTTTAGCGCAACAGCAGTTAGCAACGACGCTCGGTGGTTCTCGTGCTGAGACATTAGCAGGGGCAACCAGTCCTGTCTTGGCTAATACGGTTGCAGGTGGTTATCTCGGACAGAACCCGTACTACACATCTGCTTTACAGCCTGGGTTCCAAGCAGCAACAACTCAGTACCAAGACGCAATCAACCAGATGCGGTCTCGCGCTTCTCAGGCAGGACGTTACGGGACTAACGAAGCATTAATGAGTCAAGAGCAACGCGCACAAGGCGCACTTGCTAACGCGCTTGCAGGGCAGGCTGCACAGTTGGGTTATTCCGGTTACGAAGCAGAGAGGGCTAGACAGCAACAAGCACTCGGTATGGGGCTTGACCTTTACGAAGCAGAAAGAGGTAGGCAACAGGCGGCAATCGGTGCTGCTCCAGGTTTGGCTGCACAGGACTACACGGACATTGCACAACTTGCTCAGGCGGGTCAGACAGCAGAGAGTTATCAACAAGCAGCCCTACAAGACGCTATTCAGAGATTCAACTACCAACAGCAAGCACCTTATGCAGCCTTACAGTCATTCCTCTCATCTTCCTTTGGTGCACCACAGGGGATGCAGACGGTTTCGCCTAGTTACTCTAACCCGCTTGCAGGCGTACTTGGTGCAGCACTAGCAGGAAAGGCTTTGTTGTCGTGAGCGGCGTAGAACCTCTTATTGCAGCCGAGGTTATCGGTTCTACTGCTGCTGCTGGTGCAGCCGAAACCGCTGCTGCTGCCGCTGCTGCTGAGATGGCTACTGCTGCCGCTGCTTCTCAGGCTGCCGCTTCTGCTGGTACTGCTGCCGCTGCCGCTGGCACTGCTAACCCATTCTTAGCGACTGCCTACGGTTCTTTGCCTGGTATGACAATGGGGTCACAGCAGGCGGCAATGCTTGCAGCGCAGACAGGTGAGTTTGGTTTACCTGGACTTATGTCTACAGGTGGTTCTGCGACTTATGCTGGTGCTGGTGGCCCGTTAGCTAAAATGGCTTTTTCCTCTGGATCGCCTACGGCTATGCGTATGGGTATGCAAGGCATGAATATGATGCAGCAGTCAGCCCCGCAAGCACCACCTCCTCCAGGCATCAAGCGCGGACAAGTCCCGCAGGGTGTAGATTTCAACTCGTTGCTCGCTCAACCAGTGCAACGCAAGCGCATCTCTCTGTTGTGAGGGCAAGATGGACGAATACTTAGCTCGATTGTTTGGAAGTCAACCGTCTTACATGGGGCAACTCATGGGGGCAGACGACGCAGAAAGGCTTCGCCAAGAAGCGCAGCGTCAAGGTCTATTAGGGACGGGCATTGGTTTACTTATGGCTTCTGGGCCTTCTGCACAACGCCAGAATATCGGGCAGATTGTTGGTCAGGGGTTGATGGCTGGGCAGCAAGCCTACCGTGGTGCAATGCAGCAAGCGGTGCAGGATAGGATGACTGGATTGCAACTTGCTGAGATGACTCGCAAACAACAAGCAATGGAAACTGCTAGAAAAGAGTTGCCTAAGCTTGTGCAAACCACCGAGGCTCCTGGAGCGCAAATTCCTCTTCCGGCTCCAATGGATGAAGAAGGTAATGTCATGCCAGAGGCGCGTATGCCTGGGCAGATTACGCGAGCAATTAACCCGCAATCTGCTGCCGCGCTTCGTCAGGTGTTAGATCCTAAGCAATACGCAGACCTAATAAAGGCCGCAGAAACAGAGATTGGCATTAACGCGCCACAGTACAAGATAATTGGCAATCAGGTCGTTGCTATTGCGCCAAATCAAGAGCCGAGAGTAGTATTTAGCGGCGAAAGAAATCTTACATTCCAATCAGTAGATGGAAAGGTTATTGGTTTAGACCCAGCCACAGGCCAAAAGGTTGTTGAGCATAAGGTAGGCGGCAAAACAGGATTAAACGAGATTGGTAGAGTTTACGCAGCCGTTAGATTTCCTGGCGTAGAAGAGGCAAATCTTAGCGGAGAGCAATTAGCCGAGGCTTTCAATTACTCGCAAATGCCAAATGCTATTGATGCAGCAAACGCCGGTCAAAACAACTTACGATTGCAGGCAGAAACAGGCTTAACAGGGCCAGTACCTCAAGCTAGACCGGCTCTTGTGGCTCCGGCTAGGCAAACGACTCAACCACCAGCAGTTAGGCCGACACTTCAGCCAACCGCACAACCTGTTGCGCAGCAGGTTCAACCAACGCCACAAGCCGCTCAGCAACCATCTCAAGCCGCTCCACAGCAAGCATTGCCAGCACCATTGCCAAACGAGCCTGCTTATACACAATCAACGGTAGATAACCCGACTGTTGTAAATGCGGCGATACCTGCAAAAATGCGTAATGAGTTTAAGTCTAAGCAACCGCAAGCAATGAACGCAACGGTATCAATGCTCAGGACTTACCGCGATACGCAAAACGACATTAGAAATTTGATTAATAATGATGCTGGATTGAGAGCGGCTTCTGGCTTTGGAGGCGAGTTGATTTCTGCTGTTCCTGGAACTGAGGCTGCCAATGCAAAAGCAATCCTTGATAAGTTAAAGAATCGCAGTTTTGTAGCCAACATCAACGAAATGAGGGCTGCATCTCCAACGGGTGCGGCTGTTGGTGCGGTTACAGAACGAGAAGGCGCGAGGTTTGAAAACCTTATTGCTAGCCTATCTCAAGCGCAAACATACGATCAGCTTAAAAGGCAGTTGGTTGAGCTTGACAATTTCTTGTTGGAAACGTCTGGTGCTACCAAAAACGCTTACGAACAAGATTTTGGGCGAAACCAAACAATTAACAGCGTTTTCTCGCAAATGCCAAAGGCTTTGACGCAGCAACAAGTTACCCCTGGTGATCTTGGTAGTGCCGCTAGGCAAGAGCTTGAGAGAAGAAAGCAAAGGAAATAGTGATGGCTATTGATCTAAGCAAGCTATCAGATGCAGACCTTGAGGCGTTAGCCAATAACGACTTATCTAAGGTTTCTGATGCTGGTCTTAAGTACATTGCTAGACGACAACCAGTAGATAGGCCTATAGAAGAGCGTGTCTCTCGTATCCCTGGGCTTGTGGCTAGAGGTATGGCCCCTTCAATGATGGGTGCTGCTCTTGGTGCTCCTCTTGGCCCTGTAGGTATGCTTGCTGGATCTTTGGCCGTTCCTGCTGCTGAGTTAACTTCACAGGCTTACAACGCGATAGCCCCAGAGGATTACCAGTTAAAAGTAACACCTTCTCAAGCTATTTCTAACCTGCTTACGCAGATTGGTTTACCGCAACCGGAAACAACGCCAGAACGCATGATTACGCAAGGATCTAGCGCATTAGGCGGTACGGCTGCGTCAATACCTGGTTTTATGCGTTTAGGTCAGGTTGCGGCAACTCCAACGGGTAGAGCGGTTTCTACGCAAATGGCTGCTGCCCCAGGTTCTCAAATGGTTGCCGCTCCTGTAGGTGCTGCGACAGGCGAAGCTGTAGAGAGCGCAACAGACTCACCGCTTGCTGGCATGTTTGCCAACATTGTTGCGGGTGGTGTTGCTGGTGCTAGGCGTGGTGAGAAGCCTCAAGTTCCAACAAAAGAGTCGGTTAAAGACGCTGCTAGGGCAGCTTACGAGGTTGCCACTTCTGCCGGCGTTATCGTGCAGCCTAATAGCTTTCAAAAGCGTTTAACAGACATTGAAACTACCGTTAAGTCTGCTGGTTTTGATGCAGACCTGCATCCTAAAGTAGCGGCTGTCCTTAGACGCTTTCAGACTGAAGGGCAAACACCTAAGACATTAGACGAGTTAGAGATTCTGAGGCGCGTTGCAAGCAGTGCTGCCGGATCGTTAGAAAAAGACGAGCGCAGGCTCGGCCGCATGATTATTTCCAAGCTGGATGATTACGTTGAGAATCTTGGTCAGGCTGACTTGATTGGTGGTAATGCGGCTGCTGGGTCTACCGCACTTAAAACAGCCAGGAACTTATGGTCGAGAAGCGTTAAGACAGAGACGCTAGACGACATCATAGAAAAGGCAACGACTTCAGCTTCTCAGTATTCGCAGTCCGGCATGGAGAACGCGCTTAGGACGCAGTTTAGGCAGTTAGCAAACAACAAAAACAGGCTAAGTCAGTTTAATAGCGAAGAGCAGGCGGCTATCAAGTATGTTGCTCGTGGTGGCGATATACAAAACGTCCTTAGATACCTTGGCAAGCTAGCTCCAACAGGCGTTGTATCTGGTGGTTTATCTACTGGAGCGGGTTATTTGTTTGGCGGGCCTCTTGGCGCAGCCGTTCTTCCTACGGTTGGGGCTGCATCTAGGTTTGGCGCGGAGCGAATGATGCAGCAAAACGTAGAGAATCTACGCAATCAGGTGCTTATGGGTAGGCAAATAGGCCGAGGAACGCCTACAATCTACAGTACGCCAGCAGCAATGCGCGGCTTGCTGTATTCGAATCAAGAGGCTGAGTAATGGCTAAGACGAAAATAAGTGAGTTTTCCTCAACTCCAGGCAATAACACCGACATAGACGGTATCGACATTGCCGAGGGTTGTGCGCCTAGTAACATCAACAACGCTATTCGGGAGCTGATGAGCCAGCTTAAGAACCAACAAGCTGGACTTGATGGCGACACCTTTACAACGAACGATGTCCTTACGGTCTCAGGTGTTACGGCTAACGCAGGCCGAGTAAGACTTGGTGAGGATGCAGACAACGGTTCTAACTACACGGAACTAAGGTCTGCTGCGTCGCTTGCGTCCAATCTCACGTTTGTGCTTCCCTCTGCCGATGGATCTGCGAACACGGTTTTAGCGACAGATGGTTCAGGTAACTTATCGTTTTCTGCAATCACTGGGACGGGCAATGTAGTACGAGCGACTTCTCCAGCTTTAACAACGCCAGACCTTGGCACACCTTCAGCGGCAACCCTTACAAATGCTACTGGCCTTCCTATCGTTGCAGGTACTACAGGAACTTTGTCTGTAGCGCGAGGCGGTACGGGGGCAGCCACGGCAGCAGACGCAAGGACTAACTTAGGGGTTACTGAGACAGGCCAGGATACAACCTACGCCTTTAGGTCTAACAACCTCTCTGATCTTTCTTCTGCCTCGTCTGCTCGCACAAACCTCGGTCTAGGAACGATTGCAACGCAAGCAGCATCAAGCGTTTCTATTACAGGTGGGTCGATTACAGGAATTACCGATCTAGCGGTTGCTGACGGTGGCACAGGCGCATCTTCTGCTGCCGACGCTAGGACGAACTTAGGTGTTACAGCGACAGGTCAAGACACGACGTACGCTTATCGGTCGAACAACCTATCTGACTTAGCCTCTGCTTCTACAGCGAGAACGAATCTCGGTCTCGGAGACATGGCTACGCAAACCTCTAGCTCGGTCTCCATCTCTGGAGGCTCAATAACGGGCATTACAGACCTTGCTGTGGCTGATGGCGGTACAGGTGCATCTTCTGCGGCAGATGCCCGTACGAACCTCGGTGTGCCTTCATTGACGGGTTCTGGTGCTAGTGGAACCTGGGGGATTGATATTACGGGTGCTGCTGCAAGCGCGACATCCGCGACAAGCGCAACCACGGCGACTAATCTTGCGGGTGGTGCTGCTAACCGAATAGCCGTACAAACTGGGTCTGGGTCGACTGATTTTGTTACCGCTCCGACAAGTTCAGGTACTTACTTAAGTTGGAACGGCACTGCGCTTACCTGGGCGTCTCCCGCTGGAACGGGTGACGTTGTAGGCCCATCTTCCGCGACAGCTAATCAAATCGTATTGTTTGACGGTACTACAGGGAAGTTAGTAAAGGCGGCGTCTACAACGGGCGTATTGAAGGCTGTAAGCGGTGTTATTTACGCAGCCACATCAGGTACGGACTACGCTCCCGCAACATCAGGGACAGGGATTCTTAAGGGTGACGGTGCTGGAGCCTTTTCGACTGCTTCTTCTGGCATTGACTACGCACCTGCGACAACCGGAACAGCGATCTTAAAGGGTAACAATGCTGGTGGGTTTGCTAATGCTGCTGCTGGTACTGATTATGTTGCACCAGGGGGAGCGTTAGGGACACCTTCTTCCGGTACGCTAACCAATGCAACGGGATTACCTTTATCGACAGGCGTAACTGGAACCCTTCCGGTCGCTAATGGTGGGACGGGTCAGTCATCGTATACAGATGGTCAGTTGCTGATTGGTAATACATCGACAGGCTTGCTAAGTAAATCAACTCTGACTGCTGGTTCTAACATCACTATTACGAACGGCAATGGAAGCATTACGATTGCTTCTACTGCTTCTGGTTCTGGTGATGTTGTAGGCCCATCTTCATCGACTGATAGCCAGATCGCGCTTTTTGATAGCACCACAGGAAAGCTAATAAAGGCTGCAACAACCACGGGCCTGCTAAAAGCCTCATCAGGCGTTATAGCTGCGGCAGTATCAAGCACTGACTACGCTCCTGCAACAAGCGGAACATCTTCTCAGTTATTGGGGAGCAATGGAACTGGTGGATTTAGCAATGTCACAGTAGGTTCCGGCCTTACTTACTCTGCTGGAACCTTGTCGGCATCAGGTGGTACTGGCGATGTTGTTGGCCCTGCTTCTGCGGTTGATAACGCTTTTGCAAGGTTTGACGGAACAACTGGAAAGCTAATTCAAGGCAATACATACGCAAGCCTTTCTGATGCTGGTGCGGCAATCTTTGGCGATTCTGTTTCTATTCAACAGGGAACAGGAAACGATCCGTATCTTGAGCTTTACTCTGCCAACGTATCCGGCATCAAGATTCTAAGATTGAAGGCTAACTCCTCTCAGTCAACTTCAACAAACACCTACACATTCCCTACAGGCTACGGATCAAACGGGCAGGTTTTAACCAGTAACGGGTCTGGTGGTTTGTCTTGGTCTACCGCATCCGGTGGTAGTGGCTTTAGTCCTGTGACAGCAGCAATGATTTTCGGATAGGAACAAACATGGCAGCTCCAAACCTACTCTCACCGACAACCATAAACGGCAAAACCGTTACGGTTGACTTATCTTCCACCTCTGCGACTTCGATCCTTAGTAACGCTGCAAGTTCCGGCAAGGTCTTGAAGATCAACTCGCTGTATGTCTCTAACGTAGACGGAACTAGCAACGCAGAGATCACGATCAATTACTACTCTGCTGCTGCGCTAGGTGGTACGGCCACACAGATAGCGTCTACGGTTGTAGTTCCTGCTGACTCTACTTTGGTAGTGATTGATAAAGACGCTTACATCTACCTAGAGGAAGATCGCTCATTAGGTGCTACGGCTGGAACGTCTAGCGACTTGAAGGTTGTTTGCTCTTACGAAGATATTAGCTAGGAGTCGCCATGCCTAGAGGTAACGGCGGGATAATCGGCCCCGCAAACATCCCAAGTTTAAGTTCAGCCAAGGGTGTCTGGTCACTGACAGAGGCGCAGTTAGCACGTAGCCAAAATATTTGGCCTTTGTATACCACGACTATCGCTGTTGAGTACCTTGTTGTTGCTGGTGGAGGTGGTGGTGGGTATGGAACAGGTTCCGGAGCAGGCGGTGGAGGTGCTGGTGGTTATAGAACAGGAACTGATCCTGCCGTTTCGATTGCAACAAATGTAACTCTTACTGTTGGTGGTGGTGGTGCTGGGGCAACAAGTTCTGGCGGTATGGCGAACGGTAGTAATTCTGTATTTAACACTATTACGTCTGCTGGTGGTGGGTACGGCGCAACACGAAGTGGATCAAGCCCAGGCGCAAATTCAGGTGGTTCTGGCGGTGGTGGGCATTATGTTGTAAACGCAGGTGCGGCAGGGAATACGCCAAGTACAACTCCTTCACAAGGTAGTAATGGCGGGAATGGGGGTGATTCCGGCGGCGGTGGGGGTGGAGCAAGCGCAGTGGGTGGCAATGGGCCATCATCGAACGGCGGCGCAGGAGGCGCAGGATCAGCAAATTCAATCAGTGGTTCTAGTGTTACATATGCTGGCGGTGGTGGCGGTGGTTCATACAATGGAACCGGCGGTGCAGGCGGTGCAGGCGGTGGAGGTGCTGGTGGTAATGGTTCTCCAGCAACAGCAGCAACAGCAGGAACTGCAAACACTGGCGGTGGTGGAGGCGGTGCGAATTCTGGAAATTCAAATGGTGCAGCAGGAGGCTCTGGCATTGTCATCCTGAAATACTCAGACGCTTACTCTATTTCCAATCCTGGCGGTGGTCTTACTTACAGTACAAGCACATCAGGTGGATATAAGATCACATCGTTTACGGCTGGAACCGGCAATATACAGTTTGCATTATGAACATGCACCATTTATTTCCTACGCCTGTAGGATTCTTTGAGTTAGGAAGGGAACTTACTGACGAGGAACTTTTCTTCGTTCGTGAACTACCTACCCGTCCTAACATGGGTAATACAACCTCAACCAATAACTTTGTACTGCGCGATCCGGTTATGACGGGGTTACGTTCATGGATTGAGGACTGTATATCTGAATACTTCAAAGCCACTGCTAACCCAAAGCACGATGTTAGCCTGAGAGTCACGCAAAGCTGGTGCAACTACTCGGAACATGGGCAATACCATCACAAACACGCACATCCTAATAGCTACATCTCAGGCGTGTTTTATGTGCAGACTAATGCTGATGACAGGATTTATTTTTACCGTGATGGCTGGCAGCAAATTAAGTTCCCGCCTGAGTCATGGAATTCGTACAACTCAGAGTCTTGGTGGTTTGAAGCAACTGTCGGCAAGCTGATTCTGTTTCCATCGTCACTGACGCATATGGTTCCTGAAGTCAAAGGCGATGACACTCGGATTAGCTTATCGTTTAACACCTTCCCTGTCGGTGTAGTCGGGGAAGAAATGGACTTAACTGGACTTAGGCTGGAGGCATAGATGGGCCATTACGCCTTTTTAGATACAAACAACATCGTTACTGAAGTCATCGTTGGCAAAGACGAAGGCGAGGAAGGTATTGATTGGGAAGTACGCTACGCTGAGATAAGAGGACAACCTTGCAAGCGTACAAGCTACAACACCCAAGGCGGTCAGCATCCTAACGGGACACCGTTTAGGAAGAATTACGCAGGCATTGGTTACACCTACGATCCAGTGCGGGACGCTTTTATACCGCCTCAACCCTTTGCTAGTTGGTTATTGAACGCTGGCTCATGTCTCTGGGAAGCTCCCGTTTCTATGCCAACGGACGGTAAAATGTATCAATGGGACGAACCAAGTGTTAATTGGATTGAGATGACATGACACCTGAGCAGAAGTCAGACGTACTCGTAGAAGCTGCTAAAGCTGCTCCTCCTGTAGTGATTACAACGGCTGTGACCGTTGGCGGTCTGACTCTGAACGAATGGGTCGCTATTGCTACCCTGCTCTACATTGTGTTACAGTCCGGCTGGCTTGTCTGGAAATGGTTCCATGCCATAAAAGATAAGAAGAATGAAGCACAATCTTCCAATAGTTAAAGTAGTTTGGGAAGATGCCTGCCATGACACTCTGGGTTGGGGTGATAGCCCAGAGAAAGCCAAAGAGTTTCAGGTTCCGCTTGTTGTCTCAGTAGGGTTTTTATTAGCAGAGACCGAGCAGGGCGTGAAAATTTGTCAGTCATTGACTGACGATGCAATTGCTCAATCTTTGGTCATTCCTCGAAAGATGATCCAGAGCATCGAGCGAGGGGCTTGCCGGTGCGTAAGAAATCCGAAGATGAAGAGTTCATCAAAGTCTGGAAAGAGTTAGGCAGTCCATCACGCATTGCCGAGCGTCTGGGTATTGCGGTTCGCAACGTCTACGAAAGACGGCGGACAATCGAGAAAATCCACAATATCCTACTGCCAACCAAAGACGGTCGTTTCACCATACCTGAGAATCGCAGGCGAGCAACCCTAGAAATTGAAGGCTATGTGCTTGTCTTTAGCGACGCTCACTTCATGCCTGGAGAACCATCTGTAGGCTTCCAAGCCCTCCTGAAACTCATCAAGACATTAAAGCCTAAAGCGGTCATTGCAAACGGCGACATCCTTGATGGCGGGACTATCTCCAAGTACGGCGCGATGGACTGGGAACCCGTTACAAACCTTCGTGACGAACTTGAGGCAGTCCAGTGGCATATGGATCAGATCGTAAAGGCGTGTAAGGGTCTAGGAACCTTCCTGCATCGCACGACGGGTAACCATGACATTCGGTTTGACAAGCGACTGGCGGGCGCGGTTCCTGAGTACAAAGGGATTGCTGGAACATGTCTTAAAGATCATATTCCTGAGTGGTCTGTAAGTTGGTCGGTGATGGTAAATAACCTTTGTATGATTAAACACAGGCTCCAACACGGCGGTATCCACTCAGGATATAACAACACGTTGAAAGCGGGGATCTCTACGGTCTCAGGGCATACTCACCTCTTGGAGGTTAAGGGATGGGGCGACTACCGCGGGAGAAGGTACGGGGTCTCCACGGGAATGCTTGCTGATCCTGACGGAAACCAGTTTGCTTACATCGAGGATAATCCGGTTCCCTGGTGTTCAGGGTTTGCTGTCCTGTGTTTCAGGGATGGTTTACTCTTGCCTCCTGAACTCGTCGAGGTTATCGAGGGCACTGCTTACTTTCGAGGTCAAGCATGTTAAGTTTGCAATGGATGCCATAGAAATCATTGCAAGAATCTGGCCTATTTTGGTCGGTTTTGTAATGCTCGTGGTTGTTTTGGCTAAAGCTGACAACAGAATTGCTGTGCTTGAAGAAAAAGTCAAAACCTTGTTTGATTTGATAAATCGTAAAAATGGCTAGCTTTGAATCTGCTTTCGACAAGATGATGGAGGACGAGGGGGGTTACGTTCTCCATGAGGTTAAAGGAGACCGAGGCGGTCAGACCTACGCGGGTATTGCTCGCAAGATGCACCCCAAATGGGAGGGCTGGCAGCATATTGACTACCAGGAAACACCTCCCACACAGTTAGTCCGAGACTTTTACAAAGAAAACTTTTGGGACAAGATCAAGGGCGACGATTTAACGCATGACGTTATAGCCTCGTCCATCTTTAACTTTGCTGTTAACGCTGGCGTTCCCGTGTCCATCAAACTTGCCCAGATATGCGTCAAAACGGCCCCAGATGGCGTTATTGGCCCTAAGACCATATCAGCACTCAACCAAGCTAATCCTGAGCTCTTCGTGGCTTATTTCGCGCTAGCAAAACTCGCTCGTTATCGTGACATTGTGACGCGAGATAGAAGTCAGATGAAGTTCCTCCTTGGTTGGATCAACAGGACGCTCAAGTTATGAACCTGCTAGGAATCTCCTCCATTGTTGATTCGGTTGGTAAGGTCATCGGAGACTTGCATACGTCCGACAAGGAACGCATGGAGCTCGAGCTCGAGGCCAAACGTATCGACCAAGCAATAGACCTCGGTCAAATGGAAGTCAACAAGGTCGAGGCTGCTAACCAGAATATGTTCGTTGCTGGCTGGAGGCCTGCTATCGGTTGGGTTGGTGCTGGCGCAATGTTCTACCAGTTTCTTCTCTACCCTCTTTTGGTCTGGGCATGGACTTGGATGCAAGCAGAACAGATCGTTCCGCAAGAGGTAAAGCCTCCTCCGATGCTGGATACCGACGCTCTATGGGTTATTTTGAGCGGGATGCTTGGGATTGCTGGCATGAGGAGTTTTGAGAAGAGTCGCGGTGTTGCGCGGTAACTTCGTCTCTCACCATCTGGCCTATCTTGTCCCCATGTATCTTGTCGATCTTCTCAATGATTGGTAATCGTTTGTTCTTAGGTAGCTTTAAGATCATCTTTGCCCAATCCTGAACGACAAACGGCAGCGCTTTTTCGTACGCTGCCGCTATCTCCTCTACGTCTGACGACTTAACTTGTTTGATAAGGTTGATCCACGACATTCCTGATCGACCACTCCTTAAACGCTCTGTGCTTTGCCATTGTGTCTGGACACTCGGTTGACGGAGGTATCCAGCCGTGTTCTCTCCAGATCTCCTCGACAAGCCTGAAGCGTTCTTTCCTCGTCTGAGTCTTGATTAATTCTTGCCAACTCATAATAAGCCTTTCGGGAACGGATAGACTGCATCAGCGTGAGGAGTCCCAGGCCGCGGTGCATTGAAAAACCTCCTTTTGTCTAACTCTGTAGGCTTCCAGAATGCTTCCGGAGCCTCAGACTTGATGATGTGAATGATCCTCTCTAAGACCGGAGAGTCATCGGAAATGTTTGCAGGACGCTTTGCAAACGCTTTTTTCAGCATGGTTTGGTGGTGTACGCTTAACATATCAAAATGGCACTGAATCGTCGTCATCGACTTTGGTTGATCTTACTTCCCCGTCTTTCTGCTGGAACTTTAGCCCCAGATACTTTCCGTCGGAACCCTCGTTAACCCATCCTGAGATCCAGTATTCAACCCCGTTAATCATTGCTGAACCTCGGTAGTCTGGGTGTACGTCTTTCTCTTTCTTCTTGTTCTTGCTGATTGATCCTGTTAGTTCTTTTGGCATAGCTTTTCTTCCATTTGAGTAACTTCGTTGAGAAAGGCAACCAGATCAGCCTCGATCTTGGTTAGCTCTTCCGGTTTAGGCTCGTAACGTACGATGAATAACTGTAGATGTTCAGGAAGTCTTGGGTCAAACGAAACAAAGTCGCACCAAGTACGTCCAGTGACGAGCATTTGAGTAAGCATTTGTGGCTTGTATTTAGTGGGAACCTCCTTAGAAAGTAAGTAATCAACATGAGTGTTTGAGTTGGGACACTTGATCTCGATCAACCCTGAGCCTGCAAACCCATCAGGAGACGCTCCAAGCCACTTTATCGACTTGTGGGTATGAAACCCTGTCTGCTCGACGAAATGCCCTGTGTGAACCTCGTAGGCTGCTCTGGCGACAGGTTCTTGTTCCGTACCCCATTGCATAGCTGCGTTCGTGAAGGAATCGCTTTGCAGGCCCGTTAAACGCTCTGTAACGAGTTGAATCTGGTAGTTCCTGCGCGTAGCCGTTCCTGCCTTTGCAAGCGCGTCTGAGGCCCGTGAAGCGGTTAGATGTCCTAACCTTGCCTTGTACCAATCGTCAGATCTTTGTTCCATTTTGCACCTTTAACCATCCTCGTTCGATCATTGTTTGCATCGTGTTTATGTACGCTTGGTTCCAGAAGTCTCGACGTTCTTCACGAGACATGTCTTTCCCCTGATCCAAGTATGAGTGACACTTGAAACACAGTGATGCTACTAAAGCATCAGAGACTTTGATTCCCATGCCTTTGCCTTGGTTTCGATGAGCAGCGACCACAGTCCCATCCTCTGCAAAGCATGACCCGCAGGGGATGTATCTACAGGCTTCAAGCAATTTTTTGTTTGTGTACATTTATCTTCCTTAGATCAAGTTCAGCGTCTTTCATCTCATCAGTCCAGATCAAGCCCTTCTCTAATGCGTACTGTAAAAGTTGCTCCACCATGTCCGAGAACTCAGATACCGTAAGCGAAGCAGTGGAAGGCTCGATCTCTTTTACCTGACCGCCAGGGAGTTCAACGACCCTTGATGGCAGAAACCTCGTCTTAGCCCACTCGTGCCAGATGTCCTGGGTGTACTGCTGGCCCATTAACTGTTCCGCGCAAGCTGTCAGGATCGACCAATAAAACCGATTCTGAGCAGCTGTGCGAGGGGGTTTGGAGATAGTTACCATGTAGCCTAGTTCAGTGGCTTCTATGGCCTCTATGACCTTCCTGCGGTCATTCTCAGTTGTTAGGATTGATCTCATTTCTCAGATACCAGTTGTAGTTAGCTCGGAAGGCTCGTCTCTCAAAGTCAGTGAACTTGTCGTGACGATCGGAGAACATAGCCTCGACCATGCGCCTCTTGAATTGTTTGCCGTCAACGTCAAGCCACATCAGATAATTGTCGAGCCCTGACTCGTAAAGGTCTCCGAATAGAAACCGCATGGCCGTAATCGTGTCATCCGTCGGTCTAGTTTTGTAGGGTGCTTTGCAAGCATCATCGACTGCTAGTTGAATCACAGACCAAAGCAGTTTCTTGCAACGCTCTGTCTGGATCGAGTCCAGCAGTCCTTCTTCAAATGTGTGTAGGTTCATTTTCGTTTGTAGTAGTAAGCCCAGGCTTGCCTGTAGAGTTTTTCTTTCGTAACCAACTTGCGAGCCTCGAGTGCGCGAATCATCTTCAAGGCATTTTGTGGTGTGCAACCAAACTTGTTTGCAAGATCGTTGAGTGACATCCAGTCATCGAGCGCGGTTAGATAAGCCTTTTGTGTCGGTGTCAGCGGTTTAGACTTGTTAAGCATCATCCGGCCAAACTTCTCCACCGACTTCAGGAACTCATCTTGGTGTGAGATGAGAACCCCTGATTGCTTGGCAATAGAGAGAATCTGACTCATTTAATCTCCGTGAGTTCTTTCTTGCGCTGTTCCTTAGCTGCGTCGATTTGTTTAATAGCCTCAGGATCGTTCTTAAACACCTTGTACGCGCCTGTGAATACTGCCTTCAAGTCATCAACTGTTTTGGCCTCTGAGAGCGTTTTTATGTGGTCGTCTATAGATGGTTTCTTTTCCGAATTTGCTTTTACCTCATGAGTCGTTGCGTCAGCATCGTTATCTCCTTCAGTTGGTATGCAAAAGGCTTGAAAGGCCGCATACTTGTAAGCCGCTGACATAGCTTTGTTAGTCGCTTTATCGCCAGAATCCATTGCTTCGCCAAATGTCTTAACTGTGTGTTTAGTTCCGTCATGCGATGAAACGAAATCAAACTCAGCCTCAACCACGACATAAAAAAGTGACGATCCGCTTTTGCCCATGCGCTCAGACACTTCTCGGCGCATAACCCGAGGCAGGATAACCAGACCGTGTTTAGAAATGATCGGAGCTAACGCGTTGTAAACGTCATCAATCCCGCGGAAGTTGTAGGATTGCTGAGCATTCTTGCGGTCTTTAGAGATTCCATGCTGGCAAAGGTCAGCCGATACTTTTGCGATTAAGTTGTAGACGTTCATGTTTGGCTCCGTTACTTTATGAACAGGAAGAGCAGTGTTCCGTAGCAAATCCCCAATAGCGCGCATAGTGCCCAGTCACTCCTCGTTATCTTGTACTTGGTCAAGTTCATACTCCTGTTGTTCCAACTGTTGTTGTAGCTCATAGTCTCTTTCCCTTTCTCTGTCATATTCGTAAAGTTGTCTGTCTAACCACCAGTCGTAGTCAGTCATTTGTTACCTCGACTTCTAAATTAAGGTTTTCAATACCGTGCTTGAGTGGAACCATCGCAAGAAACGCTTCGCCTTGCAACGTGCCAACAAACACTGGATCAGAGAACTGCGAGAAACTTGTTTTCTCAATCCTGCTTAAAACTTCTATTGCTTTGACTATCTGGCTAACCGTGATTGACATTCTTGGCTCCTTGTTTCGATGGAGTAATCTTAGGCTCATCAACCACTAAAGACTGTCATCGTGACGACAATCTCTGCCGCTGATACCAAAAAGAAACGCCGTTCGTCGGTAAGTCCTACTCAGCGATCCTTAGCAGCACTGCGCGAGCGCGGTTATCTCTGCCAGATCGTCGAGCACTGGAACCCGTGGGCTCGCATACGTCAGGACTTGTTTGGCATAGGCGACATCCTTTGTCTCAAGGACGAAGAGACACTTTTAGTTCAGACGACCTCAAGAGGTAATGTTTCGGCTAGAGTGAAGAAGATTGCAGAGAGTGAGCATCTTCCGGCTATCTTGCGAGCAGGATGGAAGATAGAGGTTCACGGATGGGGCAAGTTAAAAGAAGGTTGGACTTGCAAGGTTGTGGAGATCTGATAAGATTAGTTTGTCTGTGTGGAAGCAGATGTAAGCCGTTAGGAATGTGCCCTGCCCCTTGTTCTCCAGAAGGGGGCTTCCACCAGGGTACATCCTTAACGGCTTTTTCTTTTTCTACCAGACCGTACTCCGAGCGTTATTAAGAACCTGCATGGGTTGCGCGGAAGTAAACACCGGCTGGCGAAACACCCCGTTTCATGCCGATCCAGACTGTCAGTGAGGTACTGGACAAAGCCTCTTGTACATGGGTGGGACAAGCAAGAGGTGGAGAGAATCGCTGGCTTAGGCTGTACTAGGCAGGGAACATCCAGAAGCGACCCCTGCTGGGTAAGGTGAGTGCTACCACCCTTGGGGAAGTTATGTCTAAAGAGAAAAGAAGTAGAAGATTGTCAACAGAACGACAGTCAACAACAAAAATAAGGTTTACATTGAGATTTCCTAACAACAGGAGAAAACAATGTTCGAGGAGTTTTGGAGCAAATACCCAAGAAAGGTCGCTAAACGTGCTGCACAAAAAGCATGGGCCAAACTATCACCGCAAGAGCAAAAGTCTGCTGTAGAGGCTCTGGTGACGCACAATAAGTATTACCAAGTGAAGGGTACGGGGCAGGAGTTCATTCCGCATCCTGCGACCTGGTTGAATCAAGGAAGATGGGAAGATGAACTAGAGATTGCACCTGCACAAGAGAAGGTTGTTGTGTGGTGGGCGACAGAAAAAGGTACTGCTGAGATGGCAGAGAAAGTAAATTGTCCTGCTAGGCCAGGAGAGGACTGGAACTCTTGGAAGGCAAGGATCTCTGAAAAGTTGAGGGCGGCATGAACAGAGAAGGCATCATCCGAATGGCGCGGGAGGCTGGGTTTGCTGATTCCAACGGGGTTGTTCATGCCTTTTATCAGCTTGAACGCTTCGCCGCCCTTGTTGCTGCTGCCGAGCGTGAGGCGTGTGCGAAGGTTGTCGAAGATTACTGCGGCGCATGGGATGACAAAGGCTATACGCTTGCCGCAGCCATACGAGCAAGGGGGCAGGTATGACAGACAAAGAAAAAGCCTACGCACTACTAAGAAAGCTAGCAGACGAAACAACGTATGTGATGGTTCATCCTAACGAGCTAAGGATTCTTCTAGACGATCTTGACTATATGAGGCTTAGGGTAAGGATTGCTAGAGAAGAACTTAGCGATGCTTGGCAGCTTTATAGAGGGGATATGGCATGAGCAGAGAAGCTATGCAGATGGCGCTAGAGGCGTTGGAGGATTCAAACGATGTAGCTCGCATGGAATTTAGTGATGAAGATTACTACTCGGAAGCGATTAACGCCCTGCGCCAAGCACTGGAGGCAGAGCAAGAGCCTGTAGCGTGGGCAAGTAGCCTAGATTTTGATGATGATGACCAAGAGGTCATTCCGGCTAAAGACAAAGGCAAATTAGGTACTAGCAATTGCGACATACCGCTTTACGCCACGCCAAAGCAATGGGTTGGGCTGACGGATGATGTTGTGTTTGAGCTAGCAGACACAAACCTTTATGAAGGTGGCAAGAATTTTGGTGTGCTGGCGTTTGCTAAAGCGATTGAGCAAGCCCTAAAGGAGAAGAATCATGGATAAACAAGAGCCAGTATTTGTGGACCAAGAATATCTTGAGCGTCGTTGGGGTGTGAGCGGGGCAACACTGGAGCGTGATCGTTCACTTAAACAAGGTTGTAAATATTTCAAGATTGGTGGAGCAATTAGGTATCGGTTGTCTGATATTGAAGCTTATGAAAACAAGTGCCTTGTGGAGACGAAAGCAAAATGAACGAGAAACTAAATATAGCTATGCGCGACAAGTACTGGGACGAAAGAAACGTAGATGAAAAAATAGATGCGCTTCATCAGGAGCTTGTGCAAACACGGTATCAACTAACAACAGCACTTTCATTGTTAGAAAAATTGTTAAACCACTCTCACGCAGATGGTTGTGTTGTCGTCCCTATCGATAGGAAAACTGAGCGCGAATATTACCTTCCCGTTTCTTTGCGGCATAACAAGGAGCCAAGATGAACGACCTACGAAAAGCAGCGGGAGAAGCGCTGGAAGCGCTGGAAGCGTTAGAGGATGTGCCGTACATGTCAAACAAGGATGACTACGAGCGGCTAGAAAGGGTTAAAACGGCCCTGCGCCAAGTACTTGTCGATGCCGACGACACATCGGAAAATCATGTCGATGAAACGGTGAAAAGCGAACATGAGCCGGTGGCAGAGATTCAAGCCGAAGATATGGGGAAACCATTTAACGCAATACGGGTGACGGTTCATTTCTACGCAGAAGTGCCTGCTGTGGGTACGAAACTCTACACCGCACCACCAAAGCAATGGGTCGGGCTGACGGATGAGGAGTGTCGAGAAATTTTTGACGCTTGCGAAACAACCGACCGTGGCTATGTGCTTGCAATGGTAGAGGCCAAGCTAAAGGAGAAGAACAAGTGGTAAATATCGTAATCGGGCTACGACTGAAAGAACCAAGCTAAAGGAGAAGAACAGTTGAAAACCTATCTTGCAGGCGAGGCTGTGTGGAGACGGCCAGCCGATCAATCGCCACCACGAGGTGTCAAGATGCTTCTTTTGAACCCTGGAGGTGTGTGCGTAATCGGTGCTTGGGCTGATTGGGCTCTGGCTTGGGCTCCGCTGCCTAAAGTTCAGGGCGAAATCAAGGAACTACTTATAAAGGGAATGGCATGAGTGGCGATCACAATATGAAGGATTCTTTTGAGTGCCCAAGGTGTGGGCATTGCTGTGCGGTTGATGAATGGGAAGGTCAAGATAACGTGAACCATCCTAAGCACTACACGTCTCATCCGTCTGGCGTAGAGTGCATCGAGATCACGGAGCATATGAACTTCAACCTTGGTAATGCTACGAAATACGTTTGGAGATCGAGCTTAAAGGGTAAAAATGTTGAAGATCTCAAGAAGGCTATTTGGTACTTGGAAAGAGAGATAGCGAGGATAGGATGACTGACGAGCAAAAGAAGATTCTTACTTACCTGAGAAAACGTAAGACACCAGCAGACTTAAAGTCAGTGAGGCTACAAACAAAGATCGACAAGCAAACGGCGGTCAACTGCCTAAATTCTCTTTTAAGAAAAGGATGTATCAAGACGTGTGTACAAATCAATGTGTATGCAAAGGAGCGTG